AGAAGATCGCCGACGTGGCGAAGGAGGCGGCCGAGGCCGCAAAGGTCCCCGCAATGCTGACCAGGATGTTGCCGGTGGTCTTGGGCGTGATCGTCCCCGCAAGCCCCTGCATGGTGTAGAGCGTCGTAGAGTTGGGACCAGAGGGAGACGCAGGGGTGGACGCTGAAGTCGCTCCAGAAGCCGAGGGGGCAACCTTCTCGGCTCCCGATGCGGTGATACAGACCCACCCAGCCTCGGCGTTATAGATCAGTGTTTCATTGACCTGGAGCACCACCTTGACGATGGTTCGGAGGGTCGAGTTGTCGTTGTAGGTGATCGTAAGAGTCGCTGAGACTGTATCGGCATTCTGGACGCTCAGGAACTTCAGTTGGCGAGCGATATTGGCGGCGGGGGCGGCAACCACGGTGACAGGCGTTGTGGAATTGCTGGCCGTCGTGGCTGTCAGGGCGGCATTGGCGGCGAAGCTCGGCTCGTTGATATCGAGATAGCTCGCCACGATAGGAAGCTGATTGGTGGTTATGGCCCCTAAGAGCACCACCTGGAGGCTTCGATTTACGTTGTCGAGGATGATCACCTAGAACCTCAGCGAGATCAGCGACATTACCACCGCTGGCGTCAGTTTCGAAGTCGCGGCCGAGGGTATCTGATCGAGCTGACCCAGCGCCATCAAGCTAAGTGCGCCGCTTCCTGTGCCGGAAGGCCCAGCAGGCCCGATCTCGCCAGGAGGTCCGGGAGGGCCTTCGGTTCCGGTCACGGCCTGGAGTTGCTGAAACCATTTCCACCACGCCAGGAGCACATGGCCTTCGTTGTCGGAGATCGGTATCTTGATGTTGGGAAGCGGCGCAACGCTCAAGGTCTTGCCGAGTTAAACGACCCGCCCTCTATGATTACCGGATATTGGTCCCAGACAGCGAACTCCAGGAGCGATCCTGGTTGTTGGATAACTCCAAGATTACGCCATGTGCTCTTATACTGGTATTCTCCCTGAAAACCCAGATGCCCCTCGATCCAACTCCTGAAGGTTCTTCCTCCATCGGTGCTGATCCGCATCCAGACTTTCGGATTGACGGTGTTGCTGCCCCCACCCCTCACGCAGGCCAGCGACACATTGTTGAGCCGCTTGGTGCCCGATGTCACCCAGATCGCCGCCGAGCACACTACGGGGCGCGTCTGCGTGCCATCCAGATTGCTCGCTACGTCCAGCAGGTAGACATCGGCGCTGTTGTAGGCCCCCACCCAGATCGTTGCCCCCTGACCTGCTGCACAGCCTCCAAGGAAGAGGCCCGGCAATGCATCGTTGGGGGTCTGGGTGCCCCACTGAGCCCATTGTTGGGATGAACAGTCATAGGCGTAGCTCTCACCGATTCCGGGGAGATTGAGGACGTAGAACCAATGCCCCTCGATCCCGAGACGAAACCCAGTCGTGAGCGAAATGCTGTCTTTCGCCGCTCGCAGTCTATCATCTATGAATGGCGTCGAGACTTTGCGGGGCACGATATCGGAGCGGTACACTTCCAGATCGTCCCCCACCCAAAATACCGCATTGTCGATCTGAGTGACGACTGAACCCTGGGCCGGCGTTCCTCGGATATAGGTCCTGCCCTGAGAGAGTTGGAATGGCTGGGTGACAGTGTTGCTGATCGAGTTGATGATCGGATTATAGTCCCAAATCTCCGTCGCGTTGGCCTGCTTGAAGAAATACAGCTCCTCAGCCAGTACCGCGACTTCTTGGATCGGGTCGGGACTGGTTTGCGCCTGGGTGAAGTTCAGGGCGTTGATTGAGGTCGCATCGCCCGGATCGGACCAGAAATAGATGTTCGTTCCAGACACCGGGTAGATGAAGATATTGTAGAGCACGGCGACGCTGGAGAACGGAGGGAGCCGCGTGATGCCATCATCAAAGAACTCCACCAGCGTGAGAGCGGCGCCGTTATAAACATAGAGCGCCCCTCCCGTTGTTAGGGCGAGTTGAGTCCCCGCCGCAGCCATGCGGGGCTGGAGCGAGTAGGGGATCGTGCCTACCGATGTCGTCTTACGGTAGAGTGTGTTCTGGATCGCAAAGAACGGATCACCGTTGAACAGGCCGGGGTTTTGGTAGGAGCGTAGGACTGGCCCCGCGCCAGAGAAGGCATTCCAGAGCGTCAGGCCCGGACGACTGATCCGCGCGGCTTGCTTGGGGCCGGCCTTGGTGGGCTCGACCATGACGTTGACATTGCGGGTGGTCGGAAGCCCGTAGGTTGGGCGTCCCTCGTTACCTACTGAAAAGTCGAGCTCATTCCCAGGCACATCACTTGCCGCGCGTGCGGAACCATCCGGGGGTTTCTACAGGGCCCGGTCCCGTGCGTTCACCTAGATCGACCTTGGTACGGCGTTCGGGCTTCGGAGGGCTGACATTCATGGCGAGGCCCTTATGGATATTCACCGCGCCATCGTCACCCGGAGGGGAATGCTTCCTGCTCGCCCAGTTCTTCATAACGGCCATGATCAGACTTTCGGCTTCCACGAATCGCGGTTGAAACGCTTGTTCTTGAAGAGGGGGACGGTGCTCGGCACGGTGCAGTCGAGAGGCATCCGGCGCTCGGCGGCGTTGCGGGTGTGAGTGAAGGTCCCGCTGTGCGTCTGGGTTTCTTCTCTCGCGCGTGCATCTCGTGACGCGGCAGATGCGTGGGCTTCGCGATACCGGCCGTCTTCATCGCGCTTCATGGCTTCGATCCCATCTTGGCGGCGACGCGCTTCTTGGTGCCCTTGACCGCACCTTCCCAGCCGGCGCGGCCAGACTTCAGGTCGGTGCGTTCGGTATCCATCATCTTCGCGCCTTGGCGAGCGGCTTCGTCCCAGCCCTTAGCCATCACTTCTTCTTTCCGTGATAGTTTTTCTCGCCAGGAGCGGCATGGGCCTTACGGGCGAGTTCGCCGATCACTCCGCCCGGGACGCCTTTGGCCTTCAGTTGGGCCGCGCGTCCGCCATGACCGAGCTTATTGCTCTTGCCGTCGAACTTGCCCGACTTCTTGACGGCGCCCTTCACGTCACTTCATCTTCACTTGGGAGCCAGCCATGTCCATATCGCGGGCGTCTTCGCGCTTGAACGGCAGGATTTCGCGGGGGTTCATCTTCTCGTAGCGGCCGAGGCGCTTGGATGCTGGCATCGTCTTCAACATGGGCTCGATCCTTCAATCTGGGAGAGGCTCTTCGAGCCCTGTCAAGCTAAGCGATTTTCCGCCTAGCGTCTATAGCCTCGGCTGCTGCGGTAGGGGGAGTTGTAGGCTTTGAGGAAAATGCTCGTCGGCCTATCGAAATCTTCCAGCTTGGCGCGCCAGAACAAGGCATGTCCCTTGATGCGTTCAGCCGTCTGGGCGTCCTGCTCGGCCATACCCTGATCGTCCATTAATGCGTCTGCCACCAAGTATTGGAAACCAATCGACCATTCTGGAGGAAGATCTATGATATCGCCAATCGCAGAGACATTGAGGGCCCGGCGCGTCACGGTGCAATTGATCGTGCCGCTCACCGTAGGGACCTGCCAGATGTAGAGCTGCGTCGCGTCCCGCTGATAGTCGAACATGAAGATGCTCGGCGAGTTGCCCGGCGCGGTCTTATTGGGGAGTTGCCAATATTGCACCCACTGAAAGCGCCCCATGACGCGATCAAACGTGCTGGATTGTTGCCAGCGGGCTTCTTCGATCCCAAGCACATCATTAGGGATGGGCACTGTAGGGCTGCCAGCCGCGCACGTTAGCGAAAGCGGTGTCTGACGGAACACATTGCCGCCATCGACTTGCAAGCCCTGTAGCACCCCGTTTTGCACGGTGAGACCTTGGGCAAGCTGGAAGTCGGTCATCTCGTAGTCGGGCGCATTAAGCTGGCCCAGCATCATGTACGACCGCTGGAGCGACTCGCCGGCCGTCAAGGTCCACGTAACGCCCTGGGTCATGGACTCGGCCTCGTGGCAGGAATCTGCGGCGGCACGGTGCTCAGCGAGTTATCCGGCGCTGCAATCGGCCCCGTGATGAAGGTCACATCGTCAGCCAGTACGTTAGGCCCGATAGGAAGGCCCACAGTGGGATTTCCCGGCTCAGGCACATATGGGCTCGCCGTGATGCTCTCTGTCACTGGCATGGGGCTCAGCAAGCCGGGCTGTTGGACTTGGCCATACGGATAAGTCTGCCCCGGAAGCACATCAAAGCCCCCAATGGTCGAATGCAGGCTGGTGTCGTCCACCAGGCGGTCGGGATAGTCCTGCGGCGCTCTCGCGTCCACAAACGGGATGCCCTCGGGGTAAACATCGGGGACTGACATCTGCGGGGGGCGTGGATCATCACAACGCGCATCC